CGCGCCTCTACCTCCGCAAAGGCCGGATCGACAATCGGACGGGCCAGCAGCTCCCCGACCGTTGGTTCATCCGTGACGGAAAGAGTGAGGTTGGCACAGGCTGCAGCGTCGAGCGCTTGGACGACGCGGAACGACAACTCGCCGCGTTCATCGCGGAAAAATGGTCCAAGCCAGTCGGCAACAGTGATCCCGCTCAAGTCCTCGTAGCTGACGCACTCGCGCTCTACAGCATGGAGCGCGGGCCACAGCTGAAGGCGGATCCCGCGACCATGAAGGGGTTCGTCGATCACCTGAACGCCTTCTGGGGCGAGCAAATGCTTTCGGACGTCAAGCGATCGTCATGTAACGCCTATGTCCGCTACAGAACGTCCCAGGTCATCCGCACCGGCTCGACCGGGCGAAAGGTGTCTGCGCAGACAGCGCGGCGCGAGCTGGAGGTTCTGTCGGCCGCGATCGGCTTCTGGGACGCAGAGCACCATCTGACGCGCCGGCCGATGGTCGTCCTCCCCGAAAAGGCGGAAAGCAACCGGGACGCCCTCACGCGATCGCAGGCGGCTGCCCTTCTGCGGGCGACCATGCAGCGGGGCGATTCCTCATCCGGCCGGGAGAACCGGGCACACCTTCGTCGCTTCATTCTGATCGGGCTTTACACCGGCACTCGCTCGACAGCGATCAAGCGTCTGTCGTGGCTGGAAAGCCTGAACAACCCCTGGGTCGATCTGGAGCGCGGCATCATCTATCGGCGCGGCCGGAATGAAAGTGTCGCTGCGAACAAGAAGCGCCCCCTGGTGAAGCTGCCGCCCCGGCTTCTAGCGCACCTCCGACGCTGGCGCCGCATCGACGAGAAGAAGGGCTTGGCCATCGTCATCCACCATGGCGGGGAGCAGATCGGCTCGGTGCGGACCGGATTCGCCGCATGCGCCAAGGCGGCCGGGCTTTCGGGCGTCACGCCGCACTGGCTCCGACACACTGCGGCGACTTGGCTGATGGAACAGAACGTCGATGGCTGGGAAGCAGCGGGCTATCTCGGCATGACGACGGCGACCCTTGAAAGTCACTACGGGCACCATAGGCCGGATCACCAGTCGGCGGCGCGGCGGGCGATGCGCTGATGCTCCCCAGTTACTTCCCGCAAATGGTCGAAAACACCGTGAACGAAACCGGAAAGTAGCGAAGGCCGAATCCAAGCGGAAAGGGCGTTTCGGGCGGAACACGCTTCGTTCACACCGAGGGGGTCACAGGTTCAATCCCTGTCGCGTCCACCATCCTTTTCAAGCACTTAGCTCGAAGCCTTGCTTCTTACTCCCCGCCCGACTTCCCATAAACAGCAGATGTTCTCATTCTGTTCACGGTAAGCTATGGCTGCCTCGTCGGTGGCGCGACGGAGGACATCATGGGCCAACCCCTATCAACCGAAGAACTGATGCGCCTGGACGCCGAGCTGGCTGCCCGAGTCGTGCGCAACCCGGCACCACATCCCAGCTTGCCGGCGATACCGGCGCCGGGGTCGAACGTCGCCTATGTGTCGAAGGACGAGAACGACCGGCTTGTGAGGCAGGCGATGGTGCTGGGCCTCGGTCGCTTCCAGGCGCGATGATGCTGCCGATCTCCACGTGGGTCGATGACGGCATTGGCCTGGACGTGTTCTGCATCTGCGGCCGAACAGGCTATGTGCCGGCAGAGGCGGCGCGGAGGCTAGACACATCCATGTCGCTACCGCTCGTCGCGCATCACCTGGTCTGCAAGGCCTGCGGGTCGAAGGGCGCCGCCCTACAGGTCAGGTTCTCGATCTCGGACTATTACGATCAAGCGCGGGGACATGGCTGCTTGATACCGGGCGGGCAAAGCAAAACGCCCCCGGCGTGAACCGAGGGCGCTTGGGGCGGGCGGTCTGACCCAGGGAACGTAATAGACCGCGCGCCGAGCGGGGTGGCGCATATTGCCGGGCCACCACCCTCATAAGCCGGCTCTGCTGCGTTTAACTCCAGCAGTGACCGTCGGTTCCTCTGAGCGGAATACGACGAAGCCGCCCCGGTTTCCCGGAGCGGCCTCGATGCGGAGCCGAGGCTCGACGCTTATGTTGTCCAACCCGAATAACAAGACCGCCGTGCGCGGGTCCATATTATCCGATCCGATACCTAGCCCGGTCGCGGCGGCGGCGGACAGTCCAGCCCCCGCATCCCCATGGTGTCGAAGAACCGACAGAGGCGCGCCACTGAGGCCCACCCGCGTTCGCCCCAAAGCTCCATGTCGATCTCAAATCTGTCCAGCGCCGCTTCGCTCTCGACGGCGGCGGGGTCCAGCCGGGGCTTCGTCTCAACCGACAGATCGGCAGCGCTCGGGTAAGTCAGCGGCGGGCGTTCCTTGCCGAGACAGCCGGACACAAGCAAGGCGGACCCGGCGATCAGAGGGCACAGCGTCAGGAAGGTCTTTGAGCGCATCGTTCAGTTCCTCTCGTGCAGCGTTGTTGGACAGGGTGTCAGTCAGGCGCTCGCCAGCAGCGGTTTCCCGCGCGCCTGACGCTTTCGCCTCTGTCTTCTGGGTCTGTGCCGCCTGACGGTCACGTTCGCCCTGTGCGCCCCTGTGGGAGCAATAGGCGCCGGTCAGGACGAATGCGGTGATGATGGCGACGATCAGCCAGCCGGTCGGGCTGAGCAGGCGCGGGATGGAGCGGAGGAAGGCGAGGGCAGTCATCGCGCCAGCTCGAAGTGCGGACCATCGGTGAACGCAGACTTGCCCAGCTTGCGCCGCGCCGCGCCATAGGCATCGACGGCCGTTTTCATGGCGCCGGGCGTCCCGGTCTTGATATCTGCCATGTTGATCCAGGCGCCGCCCCAGCGGATCGAGACGCCCAACTCGCGGGACGCCTGCCAGACGGCGGCGGCGATCGGATAGATGGCGGGCCATTCCCAACGCATCTTGCCGTTGATGAAGGGCACGAGGTCCACGGCATGGCCGAATCCGTCGGCTTGGGGCCGGTGCATCGAGTTCATGGTCTGGGAAGCGCCAGAGGCGACCAGAGCCTTTTGCTCTTCGGCCGTGCGCAGGCCGTCGTGAACGCTGAAGTCCTGCAACGTGATCTGGATCGCGCGCTCTACGACGCGGACCAGATCAGGGTGAACGCCCTTGAGTTCGGCGCGCGACTTCGCGCCCAGCACGTACGGCATGGTCTATCTCCAGATTGTAGGTGTTGCGCGCTTTAGAGGTGCGCGATAGCGTCAGGGTTGAGCCGTGCGGCTCGCTCTAGCGGGGAGCTAAGGCCGGCGGTTCCGCAAATGCCCCGGCCATTTCAGTTTCGGGGAGGAAGCATGGCGGTCGAAGAGAAAAGGGCCGCGTCTATGCTGCTGCCCATGCTGACTTGGATCACCGCACTGATCTTCGCGGGTGTGCCGCGCATCCGGTGACACCATCCTTCGGTTGCGGTATTCGCCACGCTGTCGCGGCTCATGCCCGAACTGCGTCAGGCGGCCCGGCTGGGCGAGGACATCATCGGTCGGGCCGCTAAGCGGCGGCGCTGTTGGTCAGGATAAAGCCGGCGACACTGGCGATGACGGCGATAGCGCCGGTCAAAACCAGCAACCGCAGACCACGTCTCCCGTCGTCTTCTGGCGGCGGGCCTTCATCGGTCGCGGCGGGCGGGAGCATGAAGGCGGCGCGGCGGGACAGACCGTCCATCCCCAGCAGCACCAGAAGCTGGATGAACTGATGGCTCCAGGGCGGCGGCTCGCGTTCACCCATGACGTGGTCGAGATAGGCGAGGGCGGCGACAATGATCACCGTCCCGACCAACGGCAGGCCGATGCTCATGTGCTGCACCTGCAACGCGCGGCCGGGGAACAGGACCATGCAGCCGTAAACGAACAGGATCGCGGCGCCGATGAAGTGGACGCCGCGCCAGAGCATCGAGGCCGAGGCCTTCGTCTCGTAGGTCTTGCCGAGCAGCCGGCAGATCTCCAGCAGGCATGCGCCGGCCGAGACGAAGGTGATGCCCGTGTAGAGCACCATCAGCACGTGAGCGTTCATCGCTGAGGCTCCTGGTTGAAGACGGCCCGCACCACGCGGGTCAAGGTGTCGAAGAGAGCGCGCGGGTCGTTGGCGACCATCCATCCCAGCGCCAAGGCGACGCCGCGCATATCAAGGACCGGCACGACGGCGAGGATGACGCCATGGGTCAGCGCCTCGGCGACGATGGGACCGGCGACGATGCCGAGGCCAAGATGCAGCCATGCCTTCCGCTGGGCGACCGGATTGCCGGCCTTTGCAGAATAGGCTGTCACCAGCCCCACAGCCCCCGACAGCAAACCGCCGCACAGGCCCCAGAACGCGGGCAGTTCGCGTGGGTCGAACATCCGCCCCTCCAATAGTCAGGCCGTGGTGGAACAGCCGTTGGGCGGCTTGAACTGGGGAGTTGCTTTCACGCGCGTGTCGCGAGAGGATTCGGCGTGGAGGACAGGGCGATGTTCGACGAATATGTTTCGCTTGGCAGCAACTGCGAAGTTGCTTTTCAGCTAGACCGGGCCTTCCCGTCGCGGAGAAAGCACCTCTTTGACTGGAAGATCACGCCACTCTCAGCGCTGCTCGACTTGCTGGAAAGCCGCTTCGCCGGCATCGCTGAAGCCGTCGCGCCGGGTGAGCATGACGGCATGAGCATGGATGCCCGATATGGCTTCCAGTTCCACAATCAGCCTGTTCATCAGGAGCGCGAGAAGTGCGCCTATCTAGGTGAGCGGTTCATGGCGCCAACCGGGCGCCGCTGCTACATCCTGAAGCCGCAGGCCCCGCCCTCGGATAGCGACCTTGCGCGCCTGCGAAGGCTGCTAGACCGGCTTGCTCACGACTACGCCTTGGTGGTCCTGCGCCGGCCCGACGACCCTGTGCCTCTTGGCCCGTCCCATACGCTGCGGTTCTATGCCCCGGCCCATGCGGCCAATGAGGGCGATGAGGCAGGCTATGATGATTTGTTCGTAGATTATCCAATTTATAGTACTTGCCGAGAATGCCACCGGCTGGAATGGCTACAAGCGCTTTAATCGCGATGCGCCAGCCATATCGACTGAATACTGTCTAGAACCTCTATGCAATCTATAGTCCAACCGGCGCTTTTCAGCAGGTCGCTCATATCTGACATTGCAAAGCTATTCACCCATGCGTGGGCTTTTCTGGGCTCAAGCGGTTCCGGGGCATCCGTTACGCAGTAACTGACCACGGCGCGTCGCGCATTCAGTCCGCGCATGAACGATAGAGGGTCGTGCAAATATTCGAGCACGCCCAGCACCGCGACAGCATCGACTTCCACACCCGGCGCGCCCTCTACGTTGTAGTCCATGACGATCGTGCGATCGTCGCGCCTGGTCACGTCAGACGGGATGTAGGTTTTGGCTTGGACGAAGCGCTCTAGAGCCATCGTCCCGCAACCCACGTCCAGCAGTGTTTCTACCGGACCCAACAGTTCGCCCGCTCGTTCAGCGCGACGTGACCACGGGTTTGCCTCGGCATCTCGCAAGCGATCCCACCGCGCTTTAAGCGTCGTTCCATTCTCGATCACTGTATCGGTAAGCGCGATGCGTTCGTCTTCAGTAAGGTCGTAGAATGAGATCATGCTCAGCCCCAGACGTCGGGATGTAGGCCGAAACCGCCAATCTGCGACCGCAAGCGGTTAGGCCGCCAAGGGTCATCAGCCTTCGGCGAGACAGGAACTCCGGCAGTGGAAAGCAGATCGGCCCAGAAGGTAGAGGCGAACGCCATCCGCAGCACGTCCATGCCTGAGTTGGACCAGTCCTGCACTTCCGGCAGGGCTATCGTCGTCGGTCGGCCGAATGTTTTAGCCTCTCTCCCGACCGAGGACGCTAGAGTTTCGACTTCAACGCCCTCGCTTGAAAGTAGGGCGTAGGTATCAGCATCGGTCACTACGGCCCCCCGCTCCACCATGGCATCAACGATAGGGCAGTCCTGCACCCAAGGGTGCCGCTTGATGCGCAATCCTACCGGGTTGAAAGCCGCTAGCGCGTCATCGGCGGAGGCGAAGCGTCCGCTCGTAATGACGGTGCGATCTGTCGGAGTTTGACCGAAGAACACGCGACCCGGCTCTTGAGGAATGGCCCACGCCCTCACCCTCCGTATTGCCTCCTGCAGATCTTCTTCGGCCAATCGTGCATCCGATACTGCGGCAAGATCGAAATGTGCCGACGTGCGCACGTGGATCGCGAAATCCGCTAAGAACCGCAGCGGGCTAATGGTTATCTCAATCCATGGCGTGTCTGCAGCATCCAAAGCCGCAATCATGACTGGCGGCAACTCTATGCCGACAACTAGCGCGCCCTTCGTACTCGCCCTCACTGCGCGGATCAGCTCTGGACTTGGAGCGTTCCAAAACGCGGCAGCCCATGGTTCAAAACCAGGATACGTCTGCAGCGCTACCCAGTCAGCCAGCGAACCCCAGAGAGGGAACGCAAGCTGCACCTCTAGTTGCGTCACCCCGTGGAACACCCCCCCAAACTGCTCATGCAGCCAAATTGAGTTGGCGAGCTGAACAGGCTCCAGGCCTTCGGTCGTTCGAAAGGCGTCGCCGGTGAACAAAATCCGATCTAAGGTCATCCCTTTAAGATGATCGTTCTCGCTTCCTCTGTCACGAGGCTTCGTACGTTCCTGACAGGTAAAGATCCGCACCGCTGGCAATAACAGTGCCGCCGCCTGGCTGGACTACGACCATGTCACTCCCTTGGGCGAGTACATACAGCGGTACGGCCAGGTTGCCAGCTACCCCATAGAGCGGGAAGGATGTTCCTGAGCGCGCTGGAACAGGTAGGGCGACCGTCATAACGCCCGTTCCAGTACCTGCCGATGTGATTTGAATGCGGCAGCGGAAATGCACGGTTGATCCAACCCTGTGAAACCGACCGGACGCGCTAACTGCCGATATGGTGCCCGAAGCAGATGTCACAGAGGGCATAAAGGCCGTTCGCTCGTCGCCTAGGGTATTGTTACCCCAGCACTGAAAATCGGCACCAGGCCCACTTGCGCCGACGTGCAGGAATGACGACACGCCGACGCGCGCAAGGTCGTTTCCGGTCACCGACAGGCCCTCGATCGTCGTCTCGCCTGCCTCGGCGACGATGATTATCCCGTAGTCGGTGTACTTGGTCGCCCGATCGTCGATGACCATGTTGTCGGCAATTTTTATGTTTCGGGCGGTGCAACTCGCGCCCAGCGTATCACCGACAAGTATTCCGGCCTTGCCCGCCGAGAGGCCCGTATTCTTGATCGTATTTCCGGTGACGGTGATGTTCCGCATCATCCCGCCCAGATCTAGACCAACGTGGATGCCTTGCTCAGCCGCAAACTCAATCAGATTTCCTGAGCATGTGCAGTTTCCGACAGGATCGATTCCAAAGAGGCCGGCATAACGTACGACATTCCCTGTAATCGCCCACGACCCGTGCTCTGTGCCGTCCTCGCCAACGCCGATGCCGTCTTGGCCCGCATTTCGGTTGTCTTCAAAGGTATTGGCGGAGATCGTGATCTCCGCACACAGCGGTTCTTTGTAGCAAAGGAAGCCGCCTTCAACTCCGCCGACCGAACCGGGGCCGTCGTATATAATGTCAGGGGGCATTGAACGATCGACGGAATTGGCGGTAATCCTGACTCGCCGGCAAGATCTTGCAACAGCAATGCCATGATATGCCGATCGGTAGACGGTGTTGCCCAGAATGAGGCCGTCGGTGGCATCTTCCATTGATATGCCACCCCACCCCACATTCTCGATGCGGCATCCACGAACTGTTGGATAGGCATGCGAGTAAAGTCCGCCAGCAGCGGCTATTGAAATCCCGTCAAAAGACAAGTTCTTTACAAGGCAGTTTTCGATCAACAGGTTGACGGTAGAGCCCTGCGCGCGGGCGCCCGATACGATGGACTCGCTTGGAAGATTGGCTCCATCGATTGCGACACCACGAACCGTGATGTTAGTCCCGGCATATTGAATGATCCAGAAACCATCGAAGTCTGAGCGCGCAACCAGAGCACCGTTCAGTATCGACACTCCCGACTCAAGAACCACGGGGGCTGAAACGCCGTACGCTAGACCGCGAAGATTGACCGAACGCCCAGTAGCCAAAGCCGCTGCAATCGCCAGAGCAATAGGCATGTCGTCGGCGTCGATTCCATTTCCGACTGCCCCGTAGTCCAGCGGCGAAACTTCATTGAGTGACAGGTTTTGTCGCGCCGCCGCAACGTCCGCCAGTTCGGACAGGTTCTCGGTCTTGTCGAGCTTATTGAGGACGCTTGGCGCATCCGGTGCGCCTGCCGCAATCTGTTCGATCTGCGCGAGCGCTTCTTCAGCCCGCTCGGCATTCTCTCGCGTCGCTGCCTCTGCAAGCCGCACAAGCGCTTCCGCCCCTGCCACCTGAACGACTGCGCGGTTATTGATGACCCTAACGATAACATCGGCCATTACTGCGTCGCTCCAGCACGGATGATCAGATCGCCTTCGATCCATCGAGTTTTCGGAAAGCCGCCACCCGTGATGTGAAGGTCGTAGACCAGCCGGATGTCGTCACCGGGTTTGCCGGCGTTCAGGAGAAGAGCTTCGGCTGTGGTCTCGTTGATGCGGATCTGAATGGTGGAAACTGGCGCGTCATCAACCGTCGCAACCGTCAATGACAGGCCCTCGGCGTTCGAAGCGGCATTGACCAGCGAGACCAGCGCCGCGCTTGGCGCATCACGATACAGGCGAACCTGCATCGCCATCGTGGCGCCTGTGAAATCCAGCCCTTCGAAGTCGATCTGATAGACGAACGGCGTCCATCGCTGGACCGTGAGGTCCAGACGTCCGGGAGTGATCATGGCGGGCATCCTTGGCTCGAACCGGGAGGGCGGTCAGGAGTAAAATGTGGCTTTAAGCGTTCCAGTGATCGCGCCTATCGCCTCATCGCGTGGGCCATTTCCGTTCGCCTTAAGAATGAACGAGACCGGACCTGAAAAGGCATGTTCGACCTCCATATTGAGGCCGCTTAGATCGCACGGCTGAATCCCGTCACTCGCGACGACCGGGACCGATCCGACCTGTGTCTCCGCACCATTCTTTGAAATGTAAAGCCGCAGCAATCCGCTGGCTTCACCCGGGCTGGACGTGAAACCGTTGGTGACCTCGACGATGAACCGGCCGGATGTCGGTACGGTCATCGCTGACGTGCTGCCCGCCGTATTCAGCGGCGTCGTTCGACCGATTGAGCCCGAGAATGTGGTGATCCTGGATTGAGTTGGGGTCGCTGCGATCAATGCTCCAGCCACGCCCGGGGCCAATAAGCGCCGTTCCGAGACGTTATTCCCTCGTCGATATCTCACCGACGCTTCGTAGATTGTCCCTGGCGTGATCGGTCCGCCGATTTCTTTGCGAACAACAGTGGGACCCTCGACGCCCGCGCCGGCCCATTCTCTCTCTGGATCATCAACCGGCCGGAAGTCGAAGATAACCTGATCTGCAGTCGCGTTTTCGCAGGACCCGGTGATTGCCAGTATTGGAATGGAGACGCCGTTATCTACGAGCGTCTCGGCGGCAAGAGCCCATTCGCCTTCGTCAGGCGCGGAGACGAAGGTCGGATCAACGGGCGTCAGAACCTGAGGCTCAGGCGGGGTGGGATTCTGACCGAGAGCGAACGGATATTTGGCGTCGGTCTCGCTGACGAACGACACCCGCACCACCCCCGTGGCCGGATCATAGTCAGTGTTCAGGCACAAGCATTTCAGCCCATTCAGGACAAAGCCTGCCTCGGTGATGGTGAACGCGTCGCCTGGACGGATGCGCTGCAGATGCGGCTTCAGCGGGATCACGCCCGCGATGCCCTCGCGCGTGTTGGCGATCTGCAGCGCGGTCAGCTGAGCGGTCTGGGTCGCGTCCGACACGAACGGGAAGTCGATGCCGCGCGACCGGGTGCGCCCGCCGTCCTCGTCGCGATAGGACTGGGCCGTGACCTCCCCGTCCATCGCCGTCATCTGCCAACGGTGCGCAGGGCTCCAGAAACGGGGACGCAGGGTGTTGATACGGTCGATACGGCTGGCGGCCGTGTCGATCTCCAGCGGTCCGGCCGTGTCGCGGGCCGAGATCGTGACCAAGCTGGCGCGTGGCGCTGCGCGGCTGATGCAGCTAATCTTGCCCGCGCGCTGGGAATAGGTGGCGCCGCCGGTCTGGAGGAAGGCCTCCAGCACCTGGTGCTTGTCGTCGTCGGTGTTCGGATAGGCGGACACCGTCCAGGCGTTCGCCTTGGCGATATTGGAGGCGGCGACGAAGGCGGGGACGTCGATGCCCGACAACCGGGCGCCGATGCCGCCGACCTGATGGTCGGTCAGACTGTCGTGCGCGGGCGCGCCTTTCAACGTCGGGCCTTCCCACAGCCCCAACGCCCACTTCAGCCCCCACAGGATCGGACAGGTCAACGTCACCCAGGTCGAGGCGTCGTGAAGCCGGCACGGGCCGTCGCCGCCGGGATAGGTGCTGTCCAGCGTGGGGTCCCACCCCTTCAGGCCGAGCAGCTGGATCAGCGGCTTGATCTCGCCGGTCGGGAAGGCCGAGCCCTTGCTGTTCTCGGCCATGACGATCAGCCCGGCCGCCTTGCCCGACAGCTTGTGCGCCGACGTCCAGCCCGGCAGCGTCGCGCCCTTCTTGAGACCGCTGGGCGTGGTCAGGGCGGCGGGGGCGGGCTGGAAACCCAGGACGGACCGAAAGAACAGTTCCTGGCGATAGGGTTCGGTCGTCGCGCCGCCGTTGGCGTCGAACGCCATCGGATGATCGTCCGCCATGAAGGATTCGATGGCGGTGATCGGCCCCGCGCCCGACAGGACGAACGGGATGCCGTAATACATCAGGTCGGGGCCGAAGGTGTCGCGGTGGATCACCGAGCCCGACACGCCGACGCGGCCGGCGGCGAAGGGGATCGGTCCGTCCGGATCGATAACGAACTCGACCTGCCGCGCCGACGCCCCCACGGCGGGCGAAAAGACCGACAAGGCCGAACTGATCGCCAGGCTGGTCAGGGCGTTGAAAGCGACCGACTTCAGCGTCCCCATGACGGTCGCCTTGGCCGCCGTGGCGGCGGCGGTCGGCGCGGCCTGGGCGATGGCGCTGGCGGCGGCGGGCAGAAGGTGCGGCACTCAGACCCTCCAGGCGCAGACGAACAGGTGCGGGATCATCGGCTCGATCAAGTTCGTCGCCGGGTTCAGACCCAGCACCCGGCCGTTCTCCAGCGCCACGGCCAGTGAACAGCCGAAGCCGTTCGCCTCATCGGTCGGCATGGCGATGATGTCGCCCGGCAGGGCCGCGGCCGGCGGAATCCGCTGCAGCTCCATGGCGTCGATCAGCTCGACCAGGGACGCGAACCCGGTTCGTTTCAGATAGGCCAGGGCCCCGCGCCAGCTACGGTGTTTCGAGGCGTTCAGCAGTTTGGCGGATCGGCCCTGCTTGTGCAGGGCGTGAGCCGCCAGCTTGCCGCAATCCCGCACGCCGGGTTCGACGGGCTTGTAGGCGAAACGGTCCATGCAGGCCTGCGTCGCCGCAGCCCGCTTGAGCATCGTGTTCATGATGGTTTCCCTCAGTCGGGCAGCAGCGGGACCAGCGACTTCAACAGACGTTTGAACACGCCCGGGTTTTCGGGTCGGCTGCGCCATTCCTTTTTACGGGTGACGCCGTCGACGTAGGACAGGCCCAGTTCGCCGGGCCAGATCAGTTGATGAAAGGCGTTGTTCAACCGCCAGTCGGCGTTCGGCTCCAGCTGGCGCTCGGCCTGGGTTCCGCATTCCAGCGTCAGGCTCCAGCTGTCGCTGACCTGGAACCGCGCCTTGTCGATCTCCCCGTCGAACTTCAGTTCGGGGACGCCGATCAGGAGACCGCTGTCAGGATCGACGGCGCCCTCCCACCACTGGATACGCGTGCCTTGAGTCGTTGGCGAAGCCAGAGCTGCGGCGGCGGTGTCCGAGGCGGGCAGAAGAGCGATGTCGATGCGTGTGGTCTGGGCCTCGGCGCCGTCTTTGACGCCGCCGACAGTGTCCAGCGATCCATAGACGGGATGGTAGGCGACATACCCCTCCGGCCCATCGCCTTCGCCGGCGTCGAACACAACGAAACCGCCGTCCGTCAGGCAGACGGCGCCGCCCGCCATATCGAACCGCACCAGGGTCGCTTTGACAAAGGCGGGCTGCTGATAGGCGGCGATCAGGTTCGCGTCCATCAGCGCTCCCTCACCGTGAACTGCAGCCCGACCAAACGATCGACGCCAACCGACCATTCGCCCAGGTCACGGACGAAGCCCTCGATCATCGGCTGAGCGATCTCGACCACGTCGTTATCCGCCGGCGGGAAGCGCAGCATGGTGCGCAGCAAGACGTTGGCCCGACCGTTCTCCAGCACCAGAGCGGCGTTCGCTGCGCGATACAGGAACCGCCGGCCCTGCGTGACGATCGACAGGAACTGGCCTTTGTGGATCACATAGCCCGGCGTCATACCCTTCAAGGCGATGATGCGACCAGATTGGCCCGACGTGTTCACACGGGGTGTGCCCGGCGCGCCGGTGTCGAAGCCGGGCTGGTGAACCTTCATTACGACCGTGTCGCCCTCGGCCATCAGGTCGTCCCAGTCCATCGACGTGACGTAGCGCATGGGCGGCATCTGGAAGGTCAGGGCGTAGCGGCTGCCCTTGCGCAGAAGCTCTTGTTCTCCGTCACCAAAGGCCGGGGCCAGGACGTTCTTCGCCGAGATCAGGGCAATGCCCATGTTCGACGGCGCCGGACTCGTCGGCAGGGTCAGCACGCCCATCAGCGACGACGTCCCAAGGTGTAACGGCTCTTTCGGGCCATGTCGGTCGGAACAGTCTCGCGAGCGGTGCTGAAGGCAGCAGCGGCCGGCCGGGCGGCCCGGTCGTCGACGTAGGCGTTGAACCGGTCATCATTGGTCGTCACCACAATGCGTGACACGCTGCCCCTGCTTCCCATGGCCTGGACCGCATGAGCGGGGATCACGTCGGTGCCCTGCGGCAGGTTGGCCAGGATTTCGCCGGCATGGACATAAGCGAGCCCCCCGCCGAAGTTAGAGACGCCGCTGGAGAAGCCTGGGATCTTCAGCGCCGACTTGATGGCCGAGAAGATCGACGAGCCGATGCCGCCGCCTGATCCAGAACCTGAGCCGCCGAACAGCATATCCGCCAGAGGCTCGGTGATCCCGCGCCGCACCGAGATCGACAGCAGGTCCGCCAGGATTTGCTTGGCCACAGACGAGAAGGTCTCGCCCAGGCTCTTGGTGTTCATGATGGCGTCGACGATGCCGCTGTTGAGCGCATCGAGGCCGCGTGCGCCGACGTTCTCATAGGCCTCGCGGATTTCGTCGGCAGTCTTCAGGCTCTCGTCGCGCCAGGCTTGGAGCGGCGACAGGTTGTTGCGGATCACGGCGTCGCGTTCGCCGCGCTCGATCCGGCCGTTGGTGGCCATAGCGCCGTCGCGCTGCGCCTGGGTCAGCGATGGGTTGCGGTCCAGCTCCAGACGGAGTGCTTCGCGACGCTGGCGCTGGGTGATCTCCAGCAGGTCCAGTTCAATCCGCTGGCGCTCCTTGGCGGTGCGGGCGGCGCCGGACTGAAGCGACAGCAGGTCGGCGGTCAGGCCAGAGAGCAGCTTCTCGGTCGCCAAGCGCTCGTCTTGAATTTCGCGGAAGGCGTTGTCGGTCAGCAGCCGGTCTTCCAGGGCGTCGGCCGAAGCGTTGGCGGCGTCCAGCTGGCGGCGTTCAGCAGCCTTGATCTCTCCACGGTCGGTTTTGCTCTGGATCTCGGCGTCGCGCGCCTCGCGGTCCATCTTCAGCTGCTCGCGCGCCAGGTCGTAGCGCTGCTGGGCGGTCAAGATGTCGTCTTCGGCGACCCGAAGCAGGCGCTGACGAGCGCGGAAGATTTCCTGCTCGACGCGTTCGGCGCGGCGGGCTTCGCGCTCGGCGGCGCGTTGGGCGCTATTGTCGGTGCGGGTGCGGCCGGCTGGAACGGAAAGCGTGCCGGCGAAGTCATTGCGAGGTGTGCGGGGTGGCGGCGGTGAGATGCCGAAGGCAGCTACCGCGTTGGCATCGATGGGATTGGCGTAATCCGGAAGGCTTTTGCCGGCACGGATGTCAGCGGCCGCTCGGAACGTTCTTCCGGAGACGACCGACCCGACGGCGCTGCCTATGGCGCGAAGGGGGCCCATGACGCCGCCTTCTTTAATGCCTGTGGTGACGCCGTCGCCGTACATGGCGTCCACACGCGTCTTCCAGGTCTGGGCGCGCTCGATAAAGGCGTTCAGGCCCCGTAGCGCGTCAGCGATGTAGCTGGTGAAGGTCAGCACTTCGTCTGACAGTTCGATGAACGCCCCGGCGAGCTGGATGCCGATCACTTGCGCCAGGTCTTCCATCTGGCCTTGGGCTTCCGATCCTTTCCGGATCAGGTCTTCGTCCATCACGAAGCCGAGGGCTTGCGCCTCATCCCTCAGCCTAGCGACTTCCGCCGAACCGTCGCGAAGTGCTGAGGCCAGCGGACCAAGGCCCAGTCGCTCAGCAATCGCCGCGCGGTCGCTTTCGCTTTTCAGTGACCCGATCCGGTCAACCACCTCATCAAGCGCTGCCTCGACGTCCTTGAAGCCGCGAAGGTCTTCTGGATTTAGCCGCAGGGCTGCAAAGGCCTTCACGTCCGCTTTCGACAATTCGGCAGCCGCAGAGGCGAACTTGTTGGAGAAGGTCTCTAGCGAGCCGCTGACTGCTGAGGCGTCCTCGCCGGTCTTGCGCGCGACGTACTGCCATTCCTGTAGTGCGGCGGTCCCGATGCCGATGCGCTGGGCCGAGTTGGCCAGGTCATCGGCCATCTTGAGGCTGGCTTGGCCGAACTGGAGCGCGATGGCCAGGCCGGCGGCTGCTACGGCGGCGACGGCTGCAATCCCGACACCAATGGCTTTACCCATCTTGCCGAACGAAGCGCCGACCTTGTCTGCGCCTGCGGTGGCGTCCCTCTCCATGGCGCCGACGGCTTGTTTCACGTCGGTCTCGGAATCGCGCAGATCCTGCTTCAGCTTGTCGCGTGTGGCGCGCAGCTCCCAAGAGGCGCTGCCGACTACAGGGCTGTCGGTCATGCCGCCTCCAAAGAAAAAGGCCCACCGAAGCGAGCCCTGGTAGGATCAATGTCGTGGGCGCTAGTCGCGCCGTCTGGTCGTCAGGAGGATCGTGCCGACGATGAGGGAGGTCGAACCCAGGACCAGCATCTGTGTCTGCAAGGCCAGAAGCTGCGCGGCGCTGCCTAGGCCCAACGTTTGGGGCGGGCCAGCAAGGGCCAGAAGCCCAAAGCCACCGAGAGCGAGGCCCAGCAGCACTAGGATCCAACCGGCGATCAGCTTCAGCATTCGTCACTCCCGAAAGAACGACAGGCTAGGGCGCCGCGCCCTCATCCGACAAGTCCACGATCTCGACGCCATAGACGCGGGCGATCCGGTTGAACTCGGCATCGGCCATGGCCTCGGCATCGGAGGCCTTGCCGCTCGGGTCGAAGAACTCGCGGAAATAATGCTGGGGCCCTGACAGGGTCGGTTCCCGCTCAACAGCGAGACGGGCGACCATCCATCCGGTCCAGAGGGCCGAGGCTGCTTCACCGCGCCCACGCTCGGTCAGGATCATGCCCAGGCGGTAGGGCGTAAGCTTCCAGAACTCGGCTTCGGACAGTCCGCCTTTCAGCGCCGCCCGAAGAGCCGCCTCCACAGCGTCGGCCGGCGCGTCGGAGGGTTTGCGGGGCCAGCTTCGGCGGACCTCCCGGCCGGGCCGTATTGGGCAAGCTCCCACGCATCCCAGCAGGCTTTCATGCAGGGCGACAGGGGAAAAGCGGCAACAGGGGCACCGATCACATCTGCCTTGGTGATGGCGCCTGCGGTCAGCACCTCCAGCAGGTCACCGAGAGCAGACGACGCCCCGGCACGGCCCTTCTGTAGCACCTTGAAGCGGTCCAGCAGCCAGTCATGGCCTTTGGCGTCTAAGGCAGCGAAGGTCAGTTGCAGGGCGACCTGCCGCTCGTCTGGGAGCGACAGGCGCACAATGCCGAGGCGGGCGTCGTTCATTTTACGGGGTCACGTTGCCGCGAGTAGGCTTGGCGTCGGGGGTGATCGAGCCCGAGTAAGTGACCACGCCGTTGACCGGCGCCGCCAAGTTCAGGACGGGCACGCCGGTGAAGACCTGAGCCTTCGTGCCGCGGATCAGGCGGAACTGCAGGGCCTCGTTGGCGTCTGAAGCGTCGTGTAGCGCGATCTGAGCTTCGTCGGCTGCCTCGTCGTGCATCGTGAAGGTCAGGGGCGTGTTCGCACGCGGGCCGCTGATGCTCTCGGTCGAGCCAGGCGCGGTATCGAAGTCGGTCGTGTCGATGCGGTTCTCGGAGAAGCCGAGACCGTTGGCGACGGTGACGCCGGGAATGTTGGTCCAGTCGGGGGTGCCGGTGGCTGACAGGTCCACCTGCAGCTTCATATAGCCTTGCGCCAAGGTGGGCATGGTCAGAGGTCCTTTTTCAGTTGGATCCGGAGCTGAACCCGCCGACCGACCAGCGAGGGGTCAGTGGTCGGCGCTGCAACCGGCCCGGTAGCGGTCGCGAGAGAGCAGGTTCCGTCCTCGATCTCGATCTGTGAGGCCTGGAGGTGGAAGAGGTCGCGGATGTCGCGGCCCAGCGCGTCGATGCCGGCTGTCGAGCCGGTGTCGCGGGCGTAGAGGCGGACGTCCTGGGTGATGTCGCGGATGGTCTCGGAGAAGGTGCTGGCGTCGATGTCGCCCGACGGCGCGGCGATCACCAAGGCGGCCTTACCCGTGAACTGGAAGTCGTCGGGGGCACGGTCGTTGAAGATGGCGGCGCGGTCTTCGAATACGTCGAGACGGTCGATGATCGACAGCGAGCCGTTCAGGCGGGCGAAGATGGCGGCGGTGCTGTTCATTCTCTCGCACCTCTGACGAACGCCTCGGTTAGCTCGCGCTGGTTCTCTTTCGCCGGCACATCCATGAAGGGGCGCGCCGCGATGCGCTCGGTGCCGTTGTGCAGGGGCAGGGCATAGGCGGCGTTGGCGGTTACCGTGCCGACCTTGGCGTCCCCGTCGTCGCGGATGGTCGGATCGGCGTTCGTGTTGGCGACGAGGTTGCCCAGGTCGCGGGCAGGGGGCTCGCCTGGGGCTGAGGCCTGGTGCTTGCCGTATTGCTTCCCCGACCCGGCCCGGTTCAGGACATCGGTCTTGAGGATCCGCTCGTACTCGCCAAGGGCCTGTCGAAGGCCGGCCTCAGCCGCTCGATCCGAAACCGCATCGATGGCGCCAAGGTCGAGCGTGACTTTCGCCATCGGGGTCTCCTATGACGACCGGATGTCCGAACCTCTGAAGCTCGTCATCGTCTCGCTCACCGAGCCGCGCCAGTATCTGACCGCAGGCAAGGAATGGTCACCGGATCGTGGCGAAGCCGTCGAGCTGGATTGGCGCGAGGCTGCCGAGATGAGGGCGTCGCTGCCGAAGGGTGTCCAGGCCGCCCCGGTCCTGGCGAAGGACGCCTAGCGCGCCTGCAACTCGGCAAGAGCGCCCGCCAGATCGCCCGTCCGCTCGATGACTTCGAATGTGGTCATCAGCAGGCCCTTGGCGGGGTCAGGCGCTGCGATCTTGTGGCCCTTCGCCGGATAGATGCCGGACGGCAGGCTGGCAGCGAGGACCAGGACGCGTCGATCGCTGGCAGGGATGCCCAGCGCGACGCGGCGCGTGTCCTTGTAGCTGCCGACGAGGGCCTTGCAGGGGTAGATGGTTGCGAGGCCCGTCGTGAAGCCGCCCTGGCCATCTGGGGTACGCGAGCCTGGCACAGTCAGAGCCCCGTCTTCGAAGTCTTCGCCGAAGTCTTCCAGTGCCTCTTCGGCGACACCCGTGATGATGCTCATAGGGGCCACTTCCTGATTGTCAGATATTCATCGCAGCGGCACGCGACCACTTCGGCGGCCGGCGCTCCGAGCGACGTATCTCCAGGCCAGCGGAACTGCGCGCCGCTCGGGCTGGTGAACGGCATGTCGAGCCCGCGAACCTCTTGCCCGTTCATGGCGTCGTGGGTGTCGCGTTGGCGTCCATCTTCCGTGGTGGACCAGCCGCGCACGATGTCCATGACCTCGACCCGGCCGTCATCGACGAGCTGCTGAAACGCCTCATGCTTGGCGGCGCGGATGGCGGGCAGGCCTTCTGTGCGGGCGATGACCTCGCCACGGAGGCGGACCAGGCGAGCGGAATAGCGGGTGACGGCCGTGCGGGCGGTTTCCGGCGTAACTGGCTTGCCCGTCTCAATGGCGCGGGCCACGGCCCTGTCATAGCGGCGGTCCCGCTGGTTGCGGGTCAGGTAGTTGCGGAGCAGGGCGGGGTCCGTCGACGCCAACTCGGCGCGGGCGGTGGCGACGTAGTCACGATAGGGGCCGGACAGGCCGATCAGGCCGCCTTCGCGGTTCCCGGTGGCGCGGCTGATCCGTCCGACCAGATCCAGCGCCACAGACCGAGGACCGGCGCCGCGCGCCATGCCGTCGGCGAGGAAGGCGCGAGCCTGATCGATTTCGCCCTGTGTGAGGCGGGTGATGAGCGAGCCGGCCATCTCCCTGATGATCGCGGCGGCGCGCTGGTTGCCGGGATCGAAGCGGAAACCGATCGACACAGCGGCCGGCATAGATGCGACAGCGCCTTGGCCCGCAGCGGTGAAGGCTTCCACCAGCTTGGCTTCCAGCGGTTGGAACGCGGCCCTGTCGATGTGCAGGGCCTGCATGGCGGCGTCGAGATCGCGGCGCTCCAAGGCCAGCAGCAGCTTCTGCAGCTCGACCTCTTTCGTCAGGTCTTTGACCGCCGCCATGAAGGCCTCAGCGACCTCCAGGCCATACTTCGCCGCCAGCTCCCGGAAGAGCCGTTTCTGAGACGGTCGCCGTGCCATGTGGTGTTAGGGCCGAAGCGCTCTGACGTGGGTGGCGGCTTCGGCCATGGCGTCGAGATACGCTTCGAACTGAGCCCGAGCGACCTCACGAAGGCGCTCGATCTCTGCCTGGGGCTGATCTTTGTAGATGGCCTGCTGCATCAGGTCGGCCGTCGTCACGACGTCGAGGATGATCTCCGTCGACATCTTTGACGGCATCCGATGCGCGGTTTCGCGCTGATTTTCGGGATCGTTCGCCACAGCCGGGACAGTCGCACAGGTCATGTCAGACGACAAACACAGCGACTTCGGGGACGCGGAAAAACGGGGCGAGCAGGCCTTCGACGGCGCTAAGCCGCAGGGTGTTGTCGGCGACTGCATCGCCAGAGCCTTCGAAATATTCCTTCTCGATCACGTCCACCTTCTTGCGCTTCAGGGCGCCTGAGTTGACGGCCGAGATCGACAGCGAGCCGGGTTTCGCCGCTTCTTGGAGCGCCGCGTGATAACTGGCGTGCTCGACAGCAAGAGGAATGACGTCTGCCCCAATGGCCTGGCCATAGGCAGACGCACCGGTGCGAGGGAAAGCGCGCTCTTGCTCCAGGCCGCCGGTGCGCTGACCGGGGAACTTCGGCTCATAGAGGGCGTCGATATAGGCGGACCCACGTTGGCGCAGCTGGGCTACGGTCAGAGGACCGCCGGCGGGCAGGGCATAGCCGTTGTCGGCAGCCCATGCCTCGATGCGGTCATCAGAACCGTAGCCCGCCACGATCAGGCGTCCTTCTTGTCGTCAGCTTTCGGGGCAGCGGAGCCGCCCTTCTTGCCGTCGTCGTCGTGGTCCAGCGGATCCTTGGCCTTCTTCGCCGTGACCTTCACGCCATCAACTGCATAGGCGTCGATCTGCTCTTCGGTCAGAGCTTCGGTCGTGGTGACCTCGGCAGTCTCTCCGGCCGGGACGACCTGATGGCCGCCGTCGACCTTGAAGGCCTTGCCGAGCGATGACCCGTTCTTGACGCTGTAGGTCGCCATGATCAGGTCCTCTTGCCGGTGCGCAGGACGTCGGGGCGCTGGCAGAGATACAGCGGGTAGCTGTAGAGTTCGCCACGGGTCCACGCTTGGCGGTCACGGTCCACGATGTTCATCGCGTAGGTGTCCTGGCCCAGCGTGTTGACGTACGGGCCGAACTCGGCCGGCGCCATCGCCTTCTTGAAGATGTCCTTCGCACCCACCGGGAAGAACTTCGCCTCGTCGGGAGCAATCGCCACCGTCGAGTTGTCGTCCGTGCCTTGGTAGTTGTGATAGGTGATCCCGGCGTAGGTGAAGGCCTGGAACGAGCGGTCCTGACGCAGATCGGCCGCAGCCGCCCAGTTCAGATACGACTTCTCGACCTCGGCGCTGGTGACAAGAGCGTCGAAGAACGCATCGCCAGCCAAGGCGTGGACCGTGGTGCCCGGCGTGAACGCGCCGCCGGCCGAGCGTGCCATCGAGCGGATCAGCGCCGCCGACTTCAGGCGGATTGCGCCCTGGGCCGGGCTGGCGTTGTCCAAATCGAAGTCGATGACCGCCGGCTGCGAGATGCCGAACTCGGAGAAGTAGTCGTAGATGACAGTGGTGCCGTCCGCGTCCAGCAGCAGGCCTTGCAGGGCGCCGAGGCGGTGGAACTCGTGAGTGAGCTCCATGTCGTCCCGAACGGACGCCATGCGGCGCAGATATTCGGTCTGCACCTGCTGCGTCTCGCTCTCCGACCCGAAGGCGCGGATGCCTTGGATCTCTTCGGCATAGAGCGTGAAGCCCTCTGCCAGGCGAGTGGTCTTCAGCGGCACGGCGTTGCGCGGATCAACCACCAACTCCTTCGGCGGGGCGCCGACCGGGCTAGACGGGATCAGCGTCAGGCGCTGGTTCTGGCGATCGACGAAGACGGTGCGGGTGCGCACCGGCATCGGCTCGAACAGGTTGAGCGAGCCCAGGAGCTGCGGCTTATAGCCGACCTTGGTAACCGCGCCGGTGAGCGAGGTCATCGAGAAGGCCGACGAGTTGAAGATATCCATGGATGCCATGGTGTCAGCCCTCCTTAGCGGACGATGATGCCGAGGGCCTTCAGCGCCGCGTTGGCCGTAGCCTTCGCGGCGTCGTTGGCGCCGGCTTGATAGACGAGGTGCGCGCCGTTCACTTCGGCGTCGCGGGTGACGATGGTTTTCTTGACCGTGCCGATGGCGGCTTCCCACAGGATGCCGGCAACGGTCTGAGAGCCATCGGAGCCGCCGGGGGCATAGGCGACGAAGTTGCCGCCCGCCGTCAGCCTGCCTAGGATCGTGCCGACAGCCAGGCCCGGAGCAGCGCCGGCGGCGACTGTGCCGACATCACGCGAGCGGTACATGCCGTTGGCTTCAGAGACGAGGAAACCGGCCGAGCCGCGAGTCGAGTTCAGTTGGGCCATGGGTCAGGCAGCCTTCTTCTGATTGACGCCGGCGGCGGTGAAGATGCCGTCGTTCCAGGCGTCGGAGGTGATCGAGTGGTCCTGCGAGCGGATGGCGGCGCGCACATCGTCGTTGGCCGTGTCGGTGGCCTTCATGTCCCAGGCGGCATCGACGTAGGCTTCGGACTTGTCCTTGACGCTGTCGCCGAGGACGGCGCGCTTGATCTCGGCGTTCGACTTGCCATCGGTGACGACGTTTGGGTTGAGGGCCTTGGCCTTGGTGACAACAGCGGCGCGGTCGGCGACCAGGGCATCCAGAGCGGCGCCGTCGACGACCTTCTTCTTCAGGTCCTCGATCTCGACGTCCTTCTTGGCGGCCTCGGCGTCCTTCTCGGCCTTGGTCTTCTCGTGGGCAACCTTCTCGGAAGCCAGGGCGGCATCCGAGACCGTGAGCAGGCCGCGCAGCTTCTCGATGGCGGCGATGCCCGCATCCGTGGTTTCGACCGGCAGGCCGTCCACGGTGATGGTCTTGAGCGTCATCAGACGATCTCCTTGGTGGACGGGCGCTTTGGATTGACCGGTCTCGGAGGCGCCCTGGTCCCCGATGCGGCATGCTGATCCGGCTCGACCCCGGCCCACGATGGCCAGGTGGTTGCCTCGGATGTTGGTCTGGATGGCGTCGTAGGCCTCGCCCTCGGGCGTGGTGCCGGCGTCGAAGACGATCTGGCTTTCGTAGCCGCAGGACAGCTCGCGCTTGCCGTCCTTCCAGTCTTGGATGGCGGCTTGGTCCATGACGACCATGGGGACGCGGATAAAGGCGCCGTCGCGGGCGATCTCGTTGCCGGTCATCCCGACGCTGTGCGACTTCCAGTTGGCGGCTGAGACGGCCGCTGCTGGGTGGTCATTGGTGACCGGCCGGTGTGCGACGCGCGGCCTGGGGGCGGCGGGGACGGCGTGGGGCGGGGGCCGGTAGACGCGGGCCTGGGGCTGGTCGCGCCGGCCATTCTTGTTCTCGGGGTCGACCTCTTTGCCCGCGTACAGCTGGATGCCGGTACGGGCGATCTTGGCATCGGCCACGGGGTATCCATCCCGCGTGAGCCGAGGCTCGCCGAGGGGGACGGCGTCGAACA